TCGACCGCGTCCTCGCGCGTGCGCGCGTTGCGGCCGCGGCATAACCACAAACCGAGAAGGGGATCACACATGGATTTTTCTGATGCACTGAAGGCGATCAAAGCCGGCGCGCGTGTGCAGCGCTCGGGCTGGAACGGCAAGGGCATGTTCGTGTTCCTGGTGCCTGGCTCGACCTTCCAGGTCAACCCCCCGCTCCTGGGCATCTACCCGGAAGGCACGACGATCAACTACCACGGGCACGTCGACATGCGGACGGCCGACGGCCAGATCGTGCCGTGGCTGTGTTCGCAGACCGACATGCTCGCCAACGACTGGCAGGAGTTGCAGCCGTGATCAGCATCACACCGCGCCCGTGCAAGATCGGCTCATCGATCAATACGCGAACCGAGAAGCACGGCGACGAAGACGTGCCCGCCTGCGACGTTCCGGTCGCTGGCATCACGCTCGACAAGGGCGAACTCAATGCGCTGCTCGGTGAGCAGTACGCGCACCAGCTGCTGTTCAGCATCCGCGAAGGCCACACGTCGCCGGTGTTTGGCATGCTCGAACCGTTCCGGCTCAAGGGCAAGATCGAGGACGTGCAGGTGTCGATCAAGTTGGGGCTCCTCGATGGCGCCGACGAGATCGAGCTGACCAGCGCGAAGCTCAAGGGCCTCACGTTGGAACCGCAGGCTGGTGGCCTCACGCTGCTGGGCTGCAAGGTGCAGGTGAGCGGCGACCATGTCCCGTCGATCGCGGGCACGCTGCTCAACTTCCTGAACCGCGTGGTCACGATCGAGCTGCACGGCGGCGATGCGACGACGTCGAAGGCCGAGAAGCAGCAGGATCTTCCGATCAACACCTTCGGCGACGGCGAGCAGCAGGACGCTGCGTGACCACGCGCGTCACGCTCAAGCTGCCTTGGCCGCCGTCGGTCAACCGCATGTGGCGCACGATCTCGAAGGGGCGCCTCGCAGGTCGCACGCTGCTCTCGCAGCAGGGGCGCGACTACCGCAAGAGCGTGGCCGACAACGTGCTCACGCAGCATGTTCCCCGTGGAACATTGGGCGGGCGCCTGCAGGTGTGGATCTACTGCCGGCCGCCCGACGAGCGCGCGCGCGACCTGGACAACCTGCCCAAGGGCATCCTCGACGGCCTCAAGCACGCGGGCGTGATCCACGACGACAAGTTCATCGACGAGCTGCACATCGTGCGCGAGCGTGTGCTGCGTCCCTGCGGCGAGGTCGAGGTGATGATTGCGGAGATCCGCGGCGGCGCGCTCGAACAAGTCGAACTGTTGGAGGCACGCGCATGAGCCGCGCGCCATCACTGACCGACGACGAGGTGCGCGAGCTGCTGCAGGATATCCGTCTGTACGGCCGGCGCTACGGTTTCAACGCCTGGGCAGCGGAGAAGTACGGCTGCAACCAGCAGGTGATCGCACGGTACAAGGCGCGCAACTTCCCGAAGACTCAGCTGCACCTCGAGGCGCTGGCCGAGTCGTGACGTTGGCGCCGACGCAAAAGCAGGTGGTCGACTGGCAGGCGCTGATCGTCGAGCTGCGCGGCTCGTATCGCATGACTTGGCGCGACATCGGCGAGGCGGTGGACGTCAACCAGCACACGGTGCGCTCGTACTCGATGAAGCTCACGACCCCGAAACACCGCGACGGGGAGGCGATCATCCTGCTGTGGATGCGCATCACGGGCAAAAGCCGTGACGTGCTTCCGCTGGAAGTTTGCGCCGTGTCGTATCGGCGGCGCCGATTGTGAGGAACTTGGACACATTCCCGGCGGAACCTACGCGCGCAATTCCACGTATGCCACCGCGCGAGGCCTGCCATGGCGAAGACCCTCAACGTCGAAGAGCCGGGCGCTGCGCCGGCTGCCACCGAATCACAGGCTGAGCCGGGCGCTGCGCAGGTCGATACCGGCCTTGATCCCACACAGGCCCCTGAGCCGCCCCCGGTGGTGCAGGAAGTCCAGCCGCAGATCATCGACAACACCCCGCCGGGCCTGCCGCATGCGTCGGAGATCGACGCCACGAAGATCCGCGGGAACGTCCTCACGCAGCAGGGCTGGGTGCTTCCCGAGGCCGCGCAGACTCACGCCGCAGGCTGAGTCGTGGGGAATCTCATCAAGCAGGCCGCTGCCCACCTGAACCCGCTCAACGCGGCCTTGCAGCGCTCGGCCGGCAGCAACTTCCTGGTCAAGACGTTCGACCCTGTCGGCAGCGCCAGTTACCAGGTAGGGCAGGGCGAGGCGCCGCTCCGCTCGGCAGGCGATCCGGTCAACCTGCTGCACCCGACCATCGCGCAGAAGCAGGCCGCTGCCTTCGCTGCTGCTACGCCTCAGCGCGCCGCTGCTGCTGCCCTCGATGCCTCCAACCAGTCGATCGCTGCCCTGCGTGCTCGTCGCCGTGCCGGTAGGGCACTGACCGCTGGCGCTCCGACTGGCACGGCGCCGCTCAGCTCGACGCAGGCCTACGGCATCACGACCTTGGGAGGCTGAGGTGGCCGACACCGACGGCGCCGCTGAGATTCGCAGGCTCGAGGCGCGCAAGTCGCTCCGGGGCGTGCACGAGCGGGTCTGGCGCGACTGCTTCGACTTCACCTATCCGCTGCGTGGCTCGGGCTTCAACGGCCAGATCATGTCGGCGCAGGAAGGCCAGAACCGCCAGGCGCAGAACATCGTCGACGTGACCGCGGTCGACTCGGTGCGCATCCTGGTCTCGGCCATCATGGGCGGCATGACGCCGGCCAACTCGCTGTGGTTCGGCATGCATGTGCCGGGTGCCGATGACGATGGCGAGGCCTGGCTGAGCGAGTCGAGTCAAGGCCTGTTCGACAACATCCACGGCAGCAACTTCGACGCCGCGGCCTTCGAGTCGAACCTCGATGGGGTGATCGCTGGCTGGTTCGTGCTGTACATCGACGAGGACGTGAAGCAGGGCGGCTTCGTGTTCGAGCAGTGGTCGCTCGCCAGCTGCTACGTCACGAGCTCCACGCCGGGCGGGCGCATCGACACGATCTATCGCGAATACCGCTACACGACCGAGCAGGCCGTGAAGGCCTTCGGCATCGACCAGGTCTCCGAGTCGATCCGCAAGGCCAACGAGGACAAGCGCTTTGACGATCGCTTCGACTTCGTGCAGGCGATCTATCCGCGCAAGGATGCCAAGGAAGGCTCGACCAAGTCGCGCGAGCTGCCCTTTGCCTCGTGCCACATCGAGGTGGCCAGCTCGAAAGTGGTGCGCGAATCGGGCTATAACGAGTTCCCCTGCGTCGTGCCGCGCTGGCTGATGATCCCCGACTCGGTGTACGCGGTGGGCCCCGTCAACGACGCGCTGCCCGCCATCAAGCGCCTCAACGACCTGGCGCGCATGGAACTGGCCGCTGCCGACCTGTCGATCGCCGGCATGTGGATCGCCGTCGATGACGGCGTGCTGACTCCCTCGGCCGTGAAGGTTGGCCCGCGCAAGATCATCTCTGCCAACGACGTCGACTCGATGAAGGAACTCAAGAGCGGCGCCGACTTCAACGTCGCATGGACGATGCAGGAGAAGCTGCAGCAGCAGATCCGCAAGATCCTCATGGCCGACCAGCTGCAGCCGCAGGATGGCCCGGCGATGACGGCCACCGAGGTGCACGTTCGCGTGAACCTGATCCGCCAGCTTCTGGGCCCGATCTACGCACGCTTGCAGGCCGAGTACCTCGAGCCGCTGATCGAGCGCACGTTCGGGATTGCCTACCGAGCTTCGCAGCGCATGTGGGCCGCTGGCATTCAGGGCGTGTTCAACCCGCCGCCCGAGTCAGTGGCTGGCCGCAACTTCACGATCCGCTACGTATCCCCGCTCGCGCGCTCGCAGAAGCTCGAGGAAGTGTCCGCCATGGATCAGCTCGAGGATCGCCTGCTGGCGCGCGCGGAGATCCAGCCGCAGGAAATGGACGTCTACGACTGGGAACAGGCCGACCGCGAGCGCGGCAAGATGCTCGGCGTCCCTGGCAAGCTGATGCGCAAGCCTGCCGACATCGATGCCCTGCGTCAGGCGCGCGCCGAGCAGCAGCAACAGCAACAGCAGGCCGCAGCCATGCAGCCCGTCGTCGACGGGGCAGGCAAAGCCGTCGGCCAACGTCTCGTCAACGCATGAGGATTCGACCATGAGCCAGAAAATTGCAGGCACATTCGCCAGCGCCACGGGCGTACTGCTCGGCCTCACCTCCGCGCAGCTCGTCATCCCGAGCACGCCACCGCAGGCCAAGCTCAACACCACCGGCCTCGATGCGTCGAACACGATCAAGACGCAGAAGAGCACCGACAACGGCGCGAGCTGGGTGGATCAGGTCACGTACAACAGTGACCAGGTCAATACGCTGATCACTGTCGCGCACGGCGAGCAGTGGCGCGTGTTCCTGCTCGCGCAGCAGGCCGGCAAGCAGATCCAGTATTCGCTGGGCGTGGAGAGCTGAGGTGACTGACGCCAACTCGGTCTCGCCGTCACTCGCCACCTTGGGCACAAGCGGCTGGCAAATGGCCTCATCCGCCAGCGCGCAGGCGCAGCAGCTGCTCAACACACGCGCCGGCATCGCCAAGGTGCTCAACAACCAGACCGGTGCGGCGTCGAACACCAACGGCGTGAACAACTTCAAGGTGGCATGGATCGGCAACTCGATTGCGCTCGGCGGTCTCGCCGCTCCTGGCCCCACGACCAACGGCGCGAAGGTGCTCGCGCCTGCGTTCCGCATGGCGCAGATGCTCAGCTCCGTGGGCATCCCTGCGAATGCCGAGAACTTCACGGGCAGCCAGTTCACCGAGCCGCTCGCGACCTACACGCTCTACGACCCGAAACTGGTCTCGAGCGCCAACTGGGCCGTGTCGACGACCGTCATGGGGTTCGGCGACAACAACCATTCGCTCAACAACTCATCGACCACGGGCACGCTGACGTTCACGCCGGGCAAGTCCTGCGACACCTACGACGTCTATTTCTTCAACTCAGGCAACGCCAATGCAACGGCGCAGGTGGCAGGTGGCTCAGCCGTCAACATGACGGTCGGCAACTTCTCAAAGATCACTGCCACCGGCACGCTGGGCCAACCGCTGGTGATCACGCCGCAGGGCACCGCTGGCGGCAACCTGTTCGTGTGCGGAATCGTTGGCTACCGTTCCGACATTCCCGAGGTGTCAGTCTATAACCTGGGGATCAGCGGCGCGGTCGCGAGCGGGTTCAACTCGATCCTTACACTCGGCTACTCGGCCGCGATGAACATCTGGGGTGTGGCGGGCACGTTTGCTGCTTCGCTGCAGCCGAAGCTTACGATCATCGAATTTGGAATGAACGACTGGCTTACGGCCGTCACGCCCGCTGCATTCTCCACGGCGCTGCAGAACATCATCAACTTTTGCCGCGACACGACGACAGTGCCTAACGGCAGCGACATCATCCTCGTGTCCGATCCGCCAGCCGCGTACTCGGGTGGCCCGGCCATTCCGCTCGGCACGCAGCAGGCTTACGTTGCGACGATGCAGAACCTTGCCTTGCGGAACAACATCCCATTCGTGGACGTCTGGACGCGCTGGCAGAGTTGGGAGAACGCCAACCTCGTCGGCTTCGAGAACTCGCTGGCCGATGGCAAACATCCGACAGCGCTCGGCTATCGGGACATCGCAACCGCAGTCACGCAGATCCTCGTCAACAACGCCGGGCCGTGACGAATCAAGGCAAGGTCGACCCCGGGATGTATGCCCGCGTGTTCGAGGATCATCACGAGGGCCGCGTGATCTTCGAGGACTTGGTGAGGCGCTACGCGGGCGCCCTGTACGTGAAGGGCGGCAGGGCAGGCGAGCGGCAGACGCTGGTCAACCTGGGCGCGCGCCGCGTGATCGATCACATCGTGGCTCAAATCAACAGAAGCAAAGGAGTACCCGACAATGTGGAAGATGATCAGTCGTAGACTCATGGAGGCCGCGCTCGCCGACGGTGCTGCCGGTGGTGGCGCTGCCGCTCCTGCCGCGCCTGCAACGCCTGCCGCCGCTGCGCCGGCCGCACCCGCATCGCCCGTCGCGGTGCCGGGTGTCGGTGCAGATCCGGGCTCTGCCCTTGGCGCGATCCCTGCCGCTGGTGCACCTGCCGCTCCTGGCCCGCTGGACTTCCTACAGGAGAAGTTCCACGTCAAGACGGCCGACGGCAAGCTCGACGAGGCAGCCAGCTTCCGCAAGCAGGCCGAGGCCTATGCGCCGCTGGTCAAGCGCTTGGGCACCGACGAACTGCCGCCTGCGCTCCCCACCGAGTACAAGATCACGCCGCCCGAAGGCACGCCGGCCGAGGCCTTCAACGAATGGCTGGCCGATCCCGAGACGGTCAAGGACATCGGCGAGATCCACAAGCTGGGCCTCACCAACAGCCAGACGCAGGGCGTCATCGCCATGCACATCCGCGCCATGCAGCAGGTGGGAATTGGCGCAAAGGCGCTGACGGTGCAGGAAGTCGACGCGCAGCTCGGCAAGGTGTGGACGACACCGGCGGAACTGGCAGCGAACAAGACGGCAGCCATGCGCGGCGTCACCGACATGGCCGTGCGCCTGGGCGTGCCGGTGGCTGAGCTGCAGGCATCTGGCCTGCTGGTGAATCCGTACTTCATCCGCGAGATGGCCAAGCGCGCAAGTGAACTCGGCGAGGATCAGTCGCCAGCAGGCGCAGGATTGCCGACTGCCGACCTTGACTCGCTGTTGAAGTCCGAGGCCTACATGAATCCGAACCATCCGCAGCACCTGGCCACGAAGCAGAAGGTGCAAGAGCACTACAACGCGCAGCCAGGTGCTACCGGCAAGGCGCGCGGCCCGGTGCGCATCAGCCTCTAGACCTACGTCACAAGTCAGTCCACGAAAAGCCCGGCCCTCGCCGGGCTTCTTCGTCTGTGAGGAACTTGGACATTCCACTGCGCAAACATCGCTGCCCATCGGTTTCACCGATTCGGCCCGCAGCGGCGTGCGGATACCCGATGAGCCCGCCGAGTGCTCAGCGCCTTAGCCAGCGTTGAGCGGGCGACAACCAGGCCCAGCGACGCGCTGGACACCCTGAAAGGCGACCGACCACAACCTTTCAGGAGATCCTCACAATGAGCTTCCAGATCACCGAAGCAATGGTGCAGCAGTACGGCGCCAACTTCCGCGTGCTGTACCAGCAGAAACTCGCCCGCTTCCAGCCGTGGTGCCAGATCGAGGCGAACATCGTCGGCCAGTCCAAGAGCGTCGAACGCGCGGGCAAGGCCGAGGCCTACGACATCACCAGTCGCCACGCCGACACCAAGTACGTCGAGACGCCGCACTCGCGCCGCTGGCTCGACCTGGTCGACAAGGGCTGGGCCGACCTCGTCGATGAACTCGACAAGATCCGCCTGCTCGCCGACCCGACCAGCGTCTACCCGAAGCTGGCCGTCGCTGCCCTGAATCGCCAGAAGGATGACGTCATCCTCGCGGCCGCTCGCGGCAATGCGCGCACCAACACCGGCCTCGTCCCGCTCCCCACCACGCAGAAGATCGCGGTCGGTGGCACGTCGCTGACGCTGGCCAAGCTGCTCGCCGCCAAGGAAATCCTCGATTCCAACGAGGTCGATGATGACGCGAGCATGGCGTTGGACGGCCAGTCGCTCGGCGAGCAGACGGCGCGCGTGTTCGCGGTCAACGCGAAGATGCTCACCAGCCTGTACGGCACGACCGAAATCAAGTCGGTCGACTACAACAGCGTGAAGGCACTGGCCGCGGGCCAGATCGACACGTTCCTGGGCTTCAAGTTCGTCCGCACCGAGCGCCTGTTCCGCGACGCCACGGTCAGCACGCGCTTCGGCCTGTGCTGGTCGCGCAGCTGCATCGGCTTCGGCATCGGCAAGGACATCATGACGTCCATCGATCCGCTGCCGGGCAAGAACTACTCGGTTCAGGTGTACGCGCGCGAGTCGATCGCCGCGACGCGCCTCGAGGACGAGGGCGTGGTCGAAGTGGCCTGCTTCGAATAAGCCACTCCACCACCACCAAACGGAGAAACAGACATGGCAAATTTCAAGGGTACTGTTGCGACGCTGGTGGCTGCGGCCGCTTCCGGCCAGCCGCTCGTCAACCGCGCGAAGACGAACCTGCTCAACGGTCGTCTGCGCATCTTCGAGTCGATGTTCGTCGCGCCTGCCTCGGGCACCGCGCCGGCCATCGCCGACAAGATCATCTGGGGCAAGCTGCCGCTCAAGGCGCGACTGATCGGGCACCTCACGAAGCTGTACTGGAACACCGGTACGGCCGCGTGCACGATCAACCTCGGCGACTCGCTGCTCGCGACCCGGCACGTTGCGGCCACCGCGATCAACGCCACCGGCTCGGTCATCTGTGACAACGCGGCACTGATCGGCACGGCGATCGGCGATGTCACGATCAACTCGGCGGTGATCCAGAACGTGAAGGCCATCGGCGCGTTCATCATCGGCGGCATCGTGACCGGCACGGGCATCCCGGCGGGCACGACCGTGACCGGCATCGACTACATCAGCAAGACGGTGACGCTCTCGGCCGTGGCAACAGCCACGAACGCGACGGTCACGCTGACGGCCAACGGCGGCGACTTCGAGGTCAACGACGACTCGAACAACGAGGCCAACAGCTACGGCAGCACCACGGACGATGCCACGCTCATCTCGGTCGTCGCTGGCGCGCAGATCGCCAACAACCAGGTGATCACGCTCAAGGCGGTGTACGTGCAGGACTAATCGAGCATGCGCCCCCCCGCATGAGTTGATCACTGACCGGGGCTTTAGGCCCCGGTCTTTTTTTAAGGAGCGCGCATCTTGGCCACCGACGTCAGCATCTGTTCGAACGCGCTCCTCATGCTCGGCGACAAGGCCATCAGCAGCCTGAACCCGCCGGACAACACCGATGCCGCTGGCATGGTGGCCAACATCTACCCGCAGATTCGCGACAAGGTGCTACGCGCGCATCCATGGAATTGCGCCGTCAAGCGCGTGATCCTGGCGCCAGACGCCACGGCTCCGGCCTTCGACTATGACTACCAGTTCCAACTCCCGAGCGACTGGCTGCGCACCCTGCAGGTCGGCCAGCGCGATGACACGGTCGACTACCGGATGGAAGGCCGCAAGATCCTCTGCAACGAGTCGGTGTTCTATCTCAAGTACGTGTTCCAGAACACGGTCGAGTCGACCTATGACTCGATGCTCGTTCACATCATGACCCTCGCGGTGCGTGCGGCCATTGCCTACGGCATCACGAAGTCCTCTGCGATGGCGACGCTGTGCCTGCAGGAGTACGCGGCCGAACTCAAGATCGCCAAGTCGGTCGATGGTGTCGAGGAGCCGCCCGAGCAGCTGGGCGATGAGCGACTGTTCGCCGCGGGCTTCATGTCGAGCGACTGATGCCTCGCGTCACAACAATCCAAACGAACTTCACGGGCGGCGAATTCAGCCCGCGCGTGATGGGCCGCGTCGACATCGATCGGTATCCCAATGGCTGCCAGACCATCGAGAACGCGCTGCCGCTGATCCACGGCGGTGTCACGAATCGCTACGGCTCGACCTTCGTCGTGCCGGCCAAGTTCGCCGCGAAGAAGTCGCGCCTGATCCCGTTCATCAGCAGTTCGTCACTCGCCTACGTGCTTGAGTTCGGCGACCTGTATATGCGCGTGTTCACCAATAGCGCGCAGGTGCTGAGCGCGCCGCTGACGCCTTACGAGGTGGCCACGCCGTACCTCGAGGCAAACCTGCCGGATCTCGATTACTGCCAAGTCGCCGACACGATGTTCCTGTTCCACCCCACCAATGCGATCTATCGCAACCGGCGGTTCTCTGACGCAGGCTGGGACTTGTCGGCCGCGCCCTTCTCGGTGATGCCGGTCGATGAGATTGGCGATTTCCCGGCCGCCACGGTCACGCTGTCGCTGGCGACCGTGGGTGCTGCCCGCGTGGCGACCGCGAGCGTTGCCACATTCCTCGCCTCCGACGTGGGCCGCACGATCGCCTACAACGGCGGCACGTTCACGATTACGGTCTTTACCGATACGCAGCATGTCACGGGTGACATTTCGACGCCGTTCGTGTCGGTCAACCTACCCGCGAGCGGGTGGAACCTCACCGGCTCACCTGCGACCAGCGTCACCCCGGGCGCGTCCACCCCGGTCGGCACGTCGACCACGCTCACGGCGGCAGTCAATGCCTGGCGCACGACCGACGTGGGCAAGTTCGTTGAGATCAACGGCGGGCGCCTGCTGATCGCGGGCTTTACCAGCGCGCTGATCGTGCAGGCCACCATCAAGCAGGAACTCACGGGCGTCGTGGCAGCGCCCACCGGCTCGTGGAGCCTGCTCAATGGCGTGTGGTCGGCCGCCAATGGCTACCCGCGCACGGGCACGATCCACCAGCAGCGACTGTGGGCGGCAGGGTCGCCGGGCTTCCCGCAGACCTTCTGGGGTTCGAGCATCGGCCTGTACCTCGACTACACGCTGACCACGCTCGACGACGACGCCATCGCGTACACCATTGGCTCGGACGCTGCCAACCCGATCCGCCACCTCGCATCGGCGAAGGTGCTCACGGCGCTGGCCTACTCGGGCGAGTTCACGATCAAGGGCGGCATCGAGAAGGCCATCACGCCGACCAACATCCAGGTGGATGACCAGACCAATTACGGCAGCGGGCCGATTCGCCCGATCCGCATCGGCAATACGCTGGTGTTCAGCCAGCGCAACGTCAAGAAGCTGCGGCAGATGAAGTATGCCGCGGTGTACGACTCCTATGACTCGGCCGAGATCACTGCGGTGTCCGAGCACATCACGGGCCCGGGCGTGGCCGACATGTGCTACGCGGCCGAGCCCGACCCGATTCTGTGGTGCGTGCGGAGCGACGGCGTCATTGCCACGCTCACGATCAGCGAAGAGCAGAACGTCAAGGCCTGGGCGCGACAGACGACTGCCGGGCTGTACGAGTCGGTAGCGACGATCCCGACGGCATCGGGTGATCAGACATGGGCCGTCGTCAATCGCACCGTAGGCGGCGCGACGGTACGTTACATCGAAATATTCGATAGTTCCGTGCTGCTCGACTGTGCCATCAAGGGAACCAGCGGGCCCGGCGCTGCCGTGTGGACGGGCCTGTCGCACCTCGAAGGCAAGACGGTCGCCTGCGTGGCCGACGGCTCCGACATGGGCAATTTCACCGTTACGGGCGGCCAGATCACGCTGCCGCGCAACGCCTTCGCCGTGACCATCGGGCTGTCGTTCACCAGCACGGTCAAGCCGCTGACGCCCGAGCTGCAGGGCTCCGATGGCACGGCTCAGGGTCAGGCGATGAGCACCTCGCAGGTCGTCGTGCGCGTTCTCAACACCGAGGGCATCACGATCAACGGCAAGCCCGTGTCGTTCCGCAAGTTCGGCAGCGGCCTGCTTGATCAGCCGCCCCCGACCTTCACGGGCATCAAGAGCCAGGCGCAGCTCGGCTGGGCGAAGGGCAGTTCCGACATGACATTCACGCAGGATCGGCCGGCGCCGTTCCATCTGCTCGACATCGTGCGCACCTTCACGGTCAATGCCGGGTGAACATCCGCGCCGCCACGCTCGAGGACTTGCCGACGCTCGTCGCTATGGGCGAAGCCATGCATGCCGAAAGCCCGCGGTACTCCCGGCTGCAGTTCAGTAGCGACAAGGTCGAAAAGGCGCTGGCCGCAATGATCAAGAGCCCGATGGCGCTGGTACTGGTGGCCGTCGATGGCGACGACGTGGTGGGCGTGATTCTCGGTTTCATCAGCGCCGAATGGTTCAGCGAGGAACTGGTCGCGCAGGAAATGGCCATCTACGTGGTGCCTGAGTACCGCGGAGGACTGGCCGGTGCGCGCCTGATCATGGGCCTCGATGCCTGGGCAGAGGCGATGCGATCGCGCTACCTGCAGGGCGGGGCGACGACCGGGCTGGACGCTGAGCGCACGGTCGGCCTGTACGAAAGGCTTGGGTTCCAGCGCGTGGCCATTGGCTTCGAGCGCGCATACAACTGAGGTGACTCATGGGCTGGCTGCAACTGGTGGGAATGGGTATCTCAGCGATCGCCGAGCACCAGGCGGGACAGGAGGCGCAGGCGGCCGCGAACACTGAGGCCGACGGCCTGCTGCAGGATGCAGCACTCAAGGCCGCCAATGTGCGCAGGCTGGGCGTCCAGACGCAGAGCCAGGCGCGTGCCGCGATGGCCGCCTCTGGCGTCGATGTGAACAGCACGAGCGGGCGCGTGATCGACGAGAACATCGCCACGAACTCCGAGCGTGACGTGTCGAGCGCACTGGTCACGGGCGAGCGCAATGCACTCACGGTGCGCATGGGCGGCGCAGCGGCTGCGCGTGGGGCCGACATCAACGCGCTGGGCACGGTCGTCGGCGGGCTAGGAAGCCCCTACGGCCAGAGCGCGCTCGGGAAACTGGGCGGCATGTTCTCCGGCTGGAAGACTTCTGGCAGCGGCGTGGGGACGCAGGGATGAAGATCCCAGATGGTAGCAACATGGGGTTCTCGACGCCCGACGTGCAGCGGGCGCCCGACCTCTCGCCCATCACGAACGCCACCGATCGCCTTGGGCGCATCGTCCAGCAGATCGGCGTCCAGGAAGACGACAAGCAGCAGGAGCTCGCGCGTGCCAAGGACAACGGTGCGTATCAGGATCACCAGCTGGCCGTCGACCAACTCAAGACGCAGTACACGCAGAAGATCGCTTCTGGCGAGATCCCCTACGATCAGGCGCAGAAGTCCTTTGCGGAGGATGCTGCGAAGATCCCGGTGCCGAAGCCCCAAGCACGCGGGCAGGTGGCGGCCGAAGGCCTAAAGCAGGGCGTCAACATGACGATCGCCAAGGCCAACGAGCACATTGGCCTGATCGTCGACGCGGCGCGCGACAAGGACTTGCAGTCGCAGGGCGCGCTGCAGCTCGACACACTGGGCAAGCGGGCAGGTCTCCCGGGCGCAGACATCGACTCGATCAACAGCCAAGCGGACGCGCTGGCGCCGCTCCTGCGCAGCAGCGGCCTCAATGAGGCACAGGTCGCGCGCACGCTGCAGGACTTCAAAGATCACAACTGGTTCAACCAGGCTACGCAGACGGCCATGCAGTCGCGCACCAGCCTGCCAGCACTCAAGGCAATGGAGCACGACCTTACGGCGGCCGACGGCTTCTACGCCGGCAAGATGGACACCGACAAGCGCAACGCCGTACTCGGGCAGGTGATCACGCACAGGATCCAGCTCGAAAACCGGTTGCAATCTCAGTCGGATCACCGCGAAGCGCTTGCCGAGCGCGGCATGAATCAAATGGAGGCGCAGATCAGCCGTGGCATCCCTGCGACGCCGGACATGTGGGCGAACCTCGAGGAAACGGTGCGCGGCACCTCGTTCGAGCCAGACTTCAAGAGCATGGTCGGCCAAGAGCAGGAGGTGCAGCAGGTTCTGCGCCTGCCCGTGGCCGATCAAATCAAGTACGTGCAGGACAAGCAGGCGGCTATCGATCATGGCGGCACGATGCGCGACGCGGCCAATGTGGCGCGTCTCAGCGAGGCGGTAAAGAACAACGTAGCGCTCATGCAAAACGCGCCGCTGGTTTTTCAGGCCAACCGCACGAACCAGCAAGTCAGCCCGATCGACGTCACGCAGTTGCTGCAGCCCGGGGCCGCCGAGTCGCTGGTGCCGCAGTTCCAGAGCCGCGCCGCCAGCATCCAGGGAATGCAGAAGCAATACGGCTCGCAGATCCCAATGCGACCGCTCCTGCCCGAGGAAGTGGGCACGCTCACCTCCGTGCTCAATCAGACGACGCCCCAGCAGGCCGCGCAGGTGTTTGGCACATTGCGCCAGGCCGCGGGGAGCGACGACGTTTACAAGGGCATGATGGCGCAGATCGCGCCCGACTCACCGGTGCGATCGCTCGCTGGCCTGCTCGCTTCTCGTCAAGCGAAGATCACACTGCAAAACAACTGGTTCGGTGCGGACGTCACTGCTCCGTCGGTCGACGTTGCCGGCACCTTGATCGCCGGCGAGCAGCTGCTTGATCCGACCAAGGCGGCCAAGGCGCAGGACGGGAAACCGCGCCAGCAGCTTTACTTGCCGAACTCTGACCAGCTACAGACCGAGTTCAAGAACGCCGTCGGCACCGCATTCGCCAACCGCTCGGGCGGCGCGCAGAACGCCTTCCAAGCCGTGCAGGCCTACTACGTGGGTCGTGCTGCGCAGCTCGGGCGGTTGGCGTCCGACAAGCAGGACATCGACCCGGACATCTTGCGGGAGTCGATCAAGGCGACGCTCGGTGAGGTGGTCGATTACAACGGCAACGGACAGGTGATCACCCCTTGGGGCTGGGATCGTTCGAAGTTTCAGAATGGTATCCAGTCGGCCTTCAACCAGGCGGTCAAGGATCGGCGTGTCGACCCTGTCTACAACGGCCAGTTCGGCAACCTCGCTCTGCGCAATGCTGGGGATTCGACGTATTACGTCACCGACGGGCGAAAGTTCGTCTATGGCACCGACAAGCGGCCATTGATCCTCGACCTGAACCCTCAGAAGCAATGAGCGACCTGTTCGCACTTGACGATGAAGGCAACCGCGCAGTCGCTCAGGAAGCCGCGGCGAACCCGCTCGACCCGCACGACTACCGCAAGGGTCTGTTCACCGGCACGGTCAGCGCCGTCGGGCAGGGCCTGCTGCGCGGTGGTGTGGCCGTGGGTCGATCGCTCGAGCTGGCCGGCAGCGTTCCCATCGCCTTCGCCGAACCGCTGCTGGGCAAGCGCGAAGGCGACCTCACCGACGCCTACTTCGGCGCCATCGACCCGCACCTGCGGGATGCGACCGACTACTGGACGCCGAACGCAGAAGAGAACGGGGCGGCCGCCAACGTGCTCGGAGGCTTCGCGGAGGCCGGGATCCCGCTCGCCTTGGGCGGCGGCAACCCTGTCCCTCTGATCGCCACAGCGGGCCTCTCCGGGGCTATGCGCGCATCCGATGAGGGCGTGGGGCCGAACACCGCGGCAGCCGTGGGCACGATCGAGGCGGCCGCCAATGCCGTCGGCTTCAAGGTGCCATTCTTAGGCAACTCGCTGTTGACCCGCGTCGCCAGCGGTGCGGCCGGCAACATGGCAGTCGGCGCCGGTTCGACTGAGGCCAGTCGACTGCTGCTACAGGCCACCGGCAACAACGAGCTGGCCGACCAGTACAACCCGCTCGACCTCAAGGCGCGCGCCGTCGACACGCTCATGGGTGTCGCCTTCGGAACGCTTGCACATTTCGCCGATGGGCACGTCACGCCGACCGAGCGCGACGCGGCGCTTAGCACCCTCAATGCGAAACATGCGGCTGAGGACACGGCTCCGGGCACGCCTGCCGACCTTGGGGCCGCTCAGGCCCACCAGGCAGCCATTGACCAAGCCGTGAACTCGATCCTCCGTGGCGAGCCCGTAGTGGCTCCCCCGGCCGTTACCGAGGCGAACTTCAAACCCCGAGACTTCGGCCCGGCGCCCGAGGTGCCCGCGGAGCTCAAGGCGCTCGACGCAGAACTTACCGGCCCAACGCTGAATATCGAGCCTGGCCGCGATCTAACGCCAGACCAGCGCGCCATCGAGGAGCGATTCAGGCAGCAAATCGGGAGCGACCCGGAGGCGGCCGTTGAGGCCTATTCGAAACTCCCAGACTCGGCCGGCGGAAAGATCATCAACACCGACACGGCGCGCGAGCTCTCGCCAGACTACCTAGCCGACCGCACGCAGTCGGCCGCCGTCCACGAGCCGGCTTCTGCGCTGATGAAATATCTGTTCGCCAAGAAGCTGGCCGAGGAACCTGGTCCTGGCGAGCGCCCGGTAGTGCTGTTCTCGGCGGGCGGCACGGGCGCCGGAAAGACCACGGCGCTCGAAAAACTGATTCCCGCGCGCGTGGCTGAGGCGCAGGTCGTCTATGACACGAACCTCAACACGTTCGACAGTGGCGTCAAGAAGATCGACCAGGCCCTTGCGGCGCGCAAAGAGGTAACGATCGCCTACGTCTACCGGCACCCGATTGAGGCGCTCGTAAAGGGCGCGCTGACCCGTGCCATGCGTCAAGAAAAGGAGTTCGGATCGGGCCGCACCGTGCCGGTGCCGGATCACATCGACACGCACACCGGTTCCCGCGACGTGATTGAGCAACTCATGGCGCACTACGCCAATGACAAGCGCGTCCAGTTCCAGGTTATTGACAACTCGCACGGCCCGAACGGCGCGCGCGAGGCCAACATCGCAGACATTCCAAAAGTCGCGCCAGAAGCGCACAATGCACTGCGTGAGCAAGCATACAAAAGCCTCACCGAGGAACTCCAAGCCGGTCGCATCAGCGAGTCCGTCTACCGAGGTTTCTCCGCCGGCCGCGAACCCCCAGCCAATGACACACGAGGAATGGTCGAAGGCAGTGGGCAAGCAGATGGTGGAATCCCTCAACAAGCAGACGGCCAAGCTCAAGTAGCCGACGGCTGGGCCTCCACACCAGGAGATAATCCTGGCGTCACTCACTTTGCACTCGAAGGCACCGGCGCAACGGTCGATGCCCTGCCAATCGGCCGCAACGGCCAAGTGCTCTACTTCGCGAAAGTCAACGGACACGACATCGGCGGCAGCGAGTTCTATTCGCTGCAGGATGCGAAGGCCGCTGCGCTCGAAGCTGCAAGCCGCACGATCGACCTCACGCCAGCCGATCGCAAATGGTTCGGTGACTCGCAGGCACTGGACGCCAACGATCAGCCGCTTATGCTGTTCCGCGGTAGCCCGAAGCCTGGCGGCACGACGCTTTCAGGCGACGGGCATGGGCTGATCTATCTCACTGAAGACCGCAACTATGCTGCGCAGTACGCCGGGCAGGGCGCCGACGCGCGCGTGCATCAGTTCATTCTCAAGACCGAGAAGCCGCTGCAGATTTCGAACGTCAACGATTACCCGCGCTATTGGGGCATGGATCTTGAGAGCCGCGGCGTCAAGGACGCCAGCAAACTGATTGCAGCCGATGAGGGATTGAAGGACACGCAGCAGCATCGTGTCGACTTCGATGCAATCATTCAGGGAAATAAGCCACTTCTCGAAGCCATCAAGGCAGCCGGCTATGATTCAGTTCGTTACCGCGAACGCATGCTCGAGGATTCAAATCCGCACTGGTCATGGGTGGCATGGGACAAGACGAGGCTGCGCGCCGCTGAACCACCCCCGACACAGAAGGTGTTCACGGCCACAGGTCGGCAGATCGATGTGCGCCCGAAGGTGGTCGAGGCTTCCAAGCTGCTGACGTCGGATCATCCGAAGTATCCGCAGGAACTGCAGCCGCGCCAGCGCGGTGCCCGCGCAGCAAGTTCCGCGCAGGTGAGCGAGATAGCGCAGAACCTGCGACCCGAACTGCTTGGCCAGTCAGCGACCGCCGACACGGGTGCGCCGATCGTTGGCGCTGACAATGCGGTCGAATCTGGCAACGGGCGAGTGATGGCGCTGCGGCGCGTCTATGCCGAAGGCGGCCAGTCGGCGCAGGCTTACCGTGACTTTCTGACCAGCCAGGGCCACGACATCACCGGCATGAACGAGCCCGTGCTGGTGCGCGAGCGCGCGACGAAACTTACCGACGAGGAGCGCAAGGCATTTACGGTCGAAGCCAATAAGCCGGCCATCATGGCCATGAGCGCAGTCGAGCGCGCACAAGCAGACGCGCAGCAACTCAACGATGCGGCCCTCTCGCAGTTGCACCCGGGCGAACTAACCAGCCCGGCCAATGCAGGGTTTGCGCGCGCATTCTTGTCCTCAATGGCGCCCGGAGAGCGCAATGCGCTGCTCGATGCTTCTGGCAACCTCAGCCAGGAGGGCGTGCGACGCATGCAGGCGGCCATCCTCGCCCGCGCCTACGGGCGATCCCCGGAGTCGCTCAGTGTTCTCAGCCGCATGCTTGAGTCGACGGATGCAGAATCTCGCTCTGTGCTGGGCGCACTGACAGATGCCGCGCCGGCATTCGCCAAACTGCGCGAGGCAGTCGATCAGGGCCAAGTCGACCCGGCCTTCGACTTGTCTGGCAAGGTCGCCAAGGCGGTCGAGGAACTCGCAGCGGTGCGCGCCAAGGGCCAGTCAGTGGGCGAGGCGCTCAAGCAGACCGATATGCTCAACCCGCGCGACCCGCAGGTCGATGCCGTGCTCAAGTCGTTCTACAACGACAAAGGTACGCGCCTGGCTCCGCGAGATCGCATCGCCGGCACGCTGGCCAAGTACGCAGATGATGCCGCTGCGGTTTCTCGCAATCAGGGCGACATGTTTGGGAGCTCAGAGCGCACGCCCGACGCGCTGCTTGAGCAGGCGCGCGAGGCAAACCCGGAACCGAAGGCCGCGAAGCAGGAAGACCTTTTCGCGGTCAACGCTGCGCGCCAAGCTGTCGACTCGCTCGATATTCGGGTGCCCACCGGTACATTCGACGAGAGCGGTGCGCCCGTGACCATGTCTGCCAGGGAACTGCTGGCGCAATCCGACGCAGAAATTCAGGCGGCGCAAAATGACGCCAAGGCTTACGAAGCCGCTGCCGACTGTTACTTGAGCACCGGAGTCTAACCATGCGTGCCGCATGCATTCACGCCGCATCCGCTGCCATCGGCCGCCAACTCACTGAGGCCGAGGCCAACAAGATCGAGGAGCGCCTTGGTGCCAGCATGCGCAAGCTCGCGCGCGACGACCCGCAGGGCTGGCAGGCCAAGCCAACCGCTGAGCGTGTACGTGAAGCTGCCAGCGATGCGGCTATCGGTCTGGTCGCAGAGAAACAGCTCGCGCAGCAGCGCCAGGCGCTTACCATTCTGGCCACCGGCAGAATCCTGCAGCACATTCGTGAATCGAAGGCCCGCGGTATGACGGGATTCGATGCGCTCGACCGACTCATCGCCTTCAAGGCTGATCGCAAGGCGAATGTACTCTCGATGGAAAGCCAGGCGCGGGCGATCGAGCGGGATGCTGAGCGCCAGATGATCGGCACGCTTGAGGCCTCCAATCCGAAGTTTTTCGGGCTGATCGCCAACAAGGAAGGCGAGCAGGCGATCGTGCGCGAACTGTTCGGGGAAAGCACCGGAATCCCTGAAGCGCGTAAGGGTGCCGAGGAGTTCCACAAGGTCACAAGCGCGCTGCGCGAGCGTTTCAACCGGGCGGGCGGTGACGTCGGCCAGCTCGAGGACTGGGGCCTGCCGCACCACCATTCGCAGATGAAGGTCGCCAAGGCCGGCCGAGAGGCATGGATTGCCGACGTGTTGCCAATCCTCAAGCGCGAGGCCTACGTCAACGAGGACGGTTCGCGCATGAGCGAGCCACAGCTAGATTCATTTCTCTCCCATGCATGGGAGACGATTGCCACCAACGGGGCGAACAAGGTCGATCCCGGCCAGTTCAAGGGCGGCGGCGCGCGTGCCAATAGAGGCAATGCCAGCAGGCAGATTCACTTTAAGGATGCGCAGAGCTATATCGACTATCAGGCGAAGTACGCCGAGCGGTCTCTGTATGAGGTGATGGTTGGCCACGTTGCCGGTGTATCCAAAGACATCGCAATGGTCGAGACGATGGGCCCGAACCCTGACCACATGTTCCGCTACGTGCGCGACGCACTGGTGATCGATGCAAAACATGCCGACCAGACCAAACTCGGAAAGATCGAAGCAGAAGCCCGGCGCGTAGAATCTCTGTACAACGTCGTGTCTGGGAAAACTCAGCCCGTAGCGAGTGAGCACCTGGCGCGCACGTTCGACACGTTGCGCAACTGGATGGGCGCCAGCCGTCTAGGATCTTCGTTCATCACCAGTTTCAGCGACGATGCGACGATGCACCTGACCGCGCACGTCAACAACCTGCCCGAAATGCGACTTATCGCCAACGAACTGGCAGCCCTAAATCCTGCGAACAAGATGGAAGAGCGCATGGCGCTGCGCGCGGGCCTCTCCATGAACACGATGCTCAGCTATCTCAACCGGTTCGGACAGGATGGCCTCGGCTCAAGTTTCAGTTCTAAACTCCTCAACACGACGCTGCGCGTCAGTGGCCTAAATGCCATCACCGAGGCGCGTCGCCGGGCCTTCGGTGTCACCTACATGCATGCGCTTGGTGCGATCGTTCGAGACCATGCTGATCTTGCAGCTATCGACAAGGATGACCATGCCATCCTGCTATCCAAGGGCATCACTCCGACCGACTTCGCAGTGTGGAAGAAGGCCGAGCTCGAGGACTGGGGAAGTGGCAACAATACGATGCTGACGCCCGAAGCCATATACCGGATCCCAGACGCCAGCCTTCAGGAACTCGGTGACCCGAAGGTGCTCAAGGAGCAGGCCGCAACTCGGCTGCTGGGCGCGACGCTGGAAGAGACCGACGTCGCGGTGATCGAGCCAGGCGCGCGGGAGCGTGCGCAGGTGGGCGAGGGCGTACAGCGCGGGACGATCAAGGGCGAGCTGTTGCGGAGTTTCTACCAGTTCAAGAGTTTTCCGCTGGCCATGATCGAGAAGCACTGGCAGCGCGGCATGAGTTACCCGAACAAGGGCGGCCGGGCTGCCTACCTAGCGACCCTCTTGGCGGCTACCACCATCCTCGGCATGGTGTCCCTGCAGGTCGACCAGGTGCTGCAGGGCAAGGATCCGCGTAACCTCAACCCAGCCAAGAAGGGCGGCGTGCGCAACTGGATTGCGGCGATGCTCAAGGGTGGATCGCTGGGCATCTACGGCGACTTTCTCTTCAGCGACTCGACATCAGGCGGCAACAGCCCGCTCGCTAGCCTGGCGGGGCCGGTGGCCGGCATGGCCGAAGACTTCTTCAAACTCACGCAAGGCAGCATCATGAAGGCCTCGCAGGGAAAACGGACGAACTTCGGCGCCGAGCTGGTGCGGTTCATCCGCGGCAATACGCCCGGCGCTTCCATCTGGTATGCAAAAGGCGCACTGGATCACTTGATCTTTCACCGCCTGCAGGAATACTTCAGCCCCGGCTACTTGGGAACGCTTCGCAACAGGGCCGAGAGGGAGTTCGGACAACGGTATTGGTGGGAACCTGGGTAGTCTCAGCCGCAGCGGGCTCCCGATCCGGCCGCAGTCGTGGGACAATGAGCCATGCGTGATGATCAGTACGTCAAGTTCAAGCACCTGGCCGATCGACTCGTCGACGTGGTAGTCGACGAACTGAACCCGGACGGTTGGAGCGGGGCGGGCATGACGCTGTCCGAGATGGACAAGGACACGCGCGGCGACCGGTATTGGTCGAAGAAGAACGCCAGCCAGACGCTATCCATCCTGATGAAGATGCACTCGCTCACGCGGATGGTCGAACAGATGCACATGCCGGCCAACGAGGGCGGCGCTATTGAAGACACCGACGCGCAGCTCGATAAGCAGATTCGCTCGGCTGAGAAGCAGGCCGAAGAAATCATGAGGCGCGTGCAGGCGCGCGCGAATGAGCAGCCCCGCTAGACCGAAAGTTTCGTTCACCGTCTTCTTCGTCATGTGGGCCCAGCTGCAGCGCTGGGAAGTCCCCGAGCTGCACATCCGCATTTGCCATTGGCTCGAGCACTGCCGCGCTCCCGTGCGCGAGTTGCTGGTGTTCCGAGGTGCGGCCAAGTCCACGATCTACGCGGTGTACAAGGCCTGGCGCCTGTACTGCAACCCGACCCGTCGCTCGCTCATTTGGGCGGCCGATGACAAGCTGGCCACGAAGCTGACCCGCGACACCATCAACGTGCTGCGCCGTCACCCGCTGTGCGGCGGGATGTTGCCCACAAAGCCCGGCGCGCAATCCTTCTGGGTAACGGGTGCGACGGACATGCGCAACCCCTCTATGGAAGCGGTGGGCGTGAGCAGCAACGCTACCGGGTCGCGCGCGGATGACGTCGACTTCGACGACATCGAAGTGCCCAAGAACATCAAGACCGCCGAGGCGCGCGCCAATCTGCGCAACAAGATCGAGGATGCCACGCACATCGCGGTGCCAGGTAGCCAGGCGACTTACATCGGCACGCCGCACACGCACGACTCGATTTACGTTGAGCAGCAGCAGGCTGGTGCAGAAGTGCTGAAAATACCCCTGTTCGCGCATATTAGGCGATACCAGCCCGGCGGCTCGACGCGCTTCCCGTTCGACTTCAAGCCGGGCCCCGACGGTCTCTACGTGCTGGTGGGCATCGGCAAGTTCTCGCAGCTGCTACGCGAGGGGCCCGACTACCAGGTGCGCAATGGGGCGGTGGAATTCGCCACCAGCCCGCAGGCCGTGGTCGACATCTGCGCCGGCTGCGCGTGGCCTGAGCGGTTCACCCGGGCGGATATCCTGCAGCGCAGGCGCGGCACCAGAACGCTCAATGCCTGGGATTCGCAGTACCACCTCGAGGCGAAGCCCATCGAGCAGACGCGCCTTGATCCCAGCAAGCTGCGGATCTACGAGCGGGAGCCGACCATTCGCGACGCCAATGGAGAACTGGCCATGTTCCTGGGGCAGGTTCGCATCGCGGGCGCCGTCGGCTACTGGGACTGCTCTCTGGGCAAGCTCAAGTCCGACGCCTCGGCCTTCACCCTGCTGCTCACAGATCACGCCGGGCAGCTGTACTGGCACCGCGCCGTGGGCCTCACGGGCGAGCTCGCGGACTTCGCGGACAATGGCGAATTGCGCCCGAGCCAGTGCCTGCAGATTCGAAAGCTCGTGACCGATTTCCAGATTCCCATGATCTACGTCGAGACCAACGGGCCCGGCGGATTCGTGCCGCCGATCCTACGCCGTGCACTCAGGGGAACGGGGTGTGCGGTAACGGACGTGTGGTCGACGGTCAACAAAAACAAGCGAATCCTCGACGCGCTCGAGCCCCCCATGAGCACGCGCTTCCTATGGGCGCACACCTCTGTGGCCAATGGCCCGGTGTGGGATCAGATGAAGGATTTCAGCCCCGAGTCAAAGAACCAGCCCGACGATTACCTCGACTCCGTGGCTGGCGCGATAACGCAAACCCCTGTGCGGATTGGGAAGTCTGTGAGGAACTTGGACACCCCCGCGCGCAAGGATTGGCGCCGAGAAACGGGCACCCATGAGGTGACGTTCGAGAGGTAGCGCGAGGCGACCCGACCCGCGCATAACGCGCGAGGTCGCCCATGACAGTTGCCGCCCAGACCCCCTATTCCGCGCAGACAGGTAACGGGGTCGCAACCGTCTACCCGTTCGGGTTCAAATTGCTCCTGGCCACCGATCTGCAGGTGTACGTCGACGGCGCGTTGAAGACCAACATCACCGACTACACGGTGACGGGCCTCGGCGTCGATGCCGGCGGATCAGTCACCTTCGTGGCGGCCCCCGCCAATGGCTCAGCTGTGCGGCTCGTGCGCGCCATGTCGCAGACCCGCAGCACCGATTACCAGCAGCTCGGCGACTTCCTCACCCCCGTCGTCAATCCTGACTTCGACCGCTCCATCCTACTCGACCAGGATCAGCAACTCGCGCTGAGCCGATCGATACACGCCCCCGCCTACGAGCCCGACGCGAACATGCAGCTGCCTGCGAAAGCGTCGCGCGCCGGCCTCGTGATCATGCTGGACTCGAATGGCGACGTCACCGTGGGGTCTCCGTCCGCCACTGTCTACAGCGCCGACTCGATCGGTTTGCTGTTCTACGATCGCACGGCCCAGGAGATCTCCGCCGGCGTCACGCCGACGAAGTACCGATATCCGCCTCTCGACGTGCGGCGCTATGGCGCGGTGGGAGACTGGAACGGTTCTACGGGCACAGACAACCTTGCCGCGTTCAACAACGCATTCCTGGTCGCCAATGTAAGCGGTGGGACCGTCAACGTGCCGGCCGGAAATTTCCGAGTCTCCGCGCCGATCAAGATGTTCCACAACACGGCGTTCATCGGTGCGGGTGTGGGCGCGACCACGATCACCAAGAACACCAATGCGACTATCCTCACCAACCTGACTTCTGTCCTGGTGTGCCTGACCCTCACCCGCCCTGGAGACGTCTCGGGCAACGTGAACTGCATCCTTTACGTGCATGATGCGATCCGCGCGCTGAACGTTGAGATCGCGCACATGACGCTTACCAGTGGCGGGACGAACCCGAACACTTCCGTCGTGGATCACGCCATCGTGACCAGCGGCATGTCCAGTTGCCACATTCACGACCTGTACATCAGCTACGTGAAGATCGCGAGCTACGTCTCCCCGGTGACGTTCTTCGGCGCGCTCGAGGGGATCGAGTCCTACCACTGCGGTCAGGGGCCCTCCATCGAGGCGGGAACGTCTCTGACCATCCAGAACAACTACTCGAGCGGCTGCCGGAATTACGGCTACTACCTGCGCTCGGTGAAATACTCGACGTTCTGCAACAACGCCTGCGATTCGACCAACCAGCTCTCGGTCGAGCCGGCCTATACCGATCGCAGCGTCTACTCAGTGAGCTATGAGTTCAACGCCTGCTATGCGATGGACTGCGCCAACAATGGTGCCGAGCAGTGCTTCGGCACCCAGGTGAAAATCGACAGCTGCATCAACTTCAAGTGGAACAACAACGTTATCCTCGGGCCGCAGTCTGACTACACCGGCGCGAACCAGATCGCCATCTTCGACATTGAGGCCGCCGCTCAGAATGTCGAGGTCCAGGACAACCTGATCAGCCGCGGCGGTGTGACGGCGCTCCAGGGCGCGGCCAGCGCGGCCGCCCACCACGACCTGTACGTCAACTGCGCGGGCGGCAACAAGGGCTTCCGGTTCGTCAACAACTGGACCTGCAACAACCTGTTCGACAACCCCTCGACCGTCTACGGCAACAACGTCCCGACGTATAGCTCGACGCTCTTTCAGGGCGCACAGCTCCATGGCGAGTTCACCCCGAGCGCCAGTCTCCTCAACGCCACGGGCGTGGCGCTGACCTACGGCGCCTCGAACAAGGGCCGCTACTCGATCGTCAACGGCTGGATGTACATCGACTACTACCTGCACCTGGCCACGGTCGCCTACACCCCCACGGGCGCCGTCTTCGTGAGCATCGAGGGCCTGCCCCTGGCCAACCAGTCGGCCAGCCAGGGGATGATGCTGTGCGACTTCTCGAGCAACGTGACCTGGCCCACCACGGAATCGTTCTGGGCCGCGATCGATACGACCCTGAAAACTGGTCTGATCAGGAACAGGACACAATCGAGCACGCTCCGAGCGGACGCTGCGGCATTTGCCTCCGGAAGCGTCGACGTGAAGTTTCACTTTACCGGCCAGATTTACATCGGCGACGTGGTGAACGTGATCTGAGCCATGCAACTCTCCGAACACTTCACCCTCGAGGAGCTGACCTACTCGGCGATCGCCATGCGCCACGGCCTCGACAACACGCCGAACGCGGTGCAGATCGCGAACCTCGAGCGGCTGTGCGTGACGCTGCTCGAGCCGGCGCGCCTGATCCTGGGCGTGCCGATGCACATCAACAGCGGATTCCGCGCTGAGATGGTCAACATTCTGGTCGGCAGCACAGCCAAGCACTCGGCGCACCTCGACGGCAGGGCGGTCGACATCGTGCCGATCGGCGCCGCCCTGCGCAACTGCTTCGACTCGCTGCGCACGAATCTCAAGGGATACGACCAGCTGATCATCGAGTGCAATGCGTGGATCCACCTGTCGATCCCAGACGCGCTCGAGCAGCCCCGCGGCGAGGCACTCATCGCCTGGGGCGCACCCGGTAACTGGAAGTACGCAGCAGCGTAGGAGACCGACATGCATCTCGCATTTCACACGAAGCTCATCATCCTCGCGGTCTGGACGCTGGCCGTGTTCGGCGCCGGCATCCTGTTCGCCATGCACAACCCGCGCATTGCTGCTGCCATCGCTGCACGCGTGGCGGGGCTGCGCAAGTGAAGGCGTTCATCGAGCTACTTCGGGCCTTCGAGCCGCTGATCATCACGCTGATGCCGGTCATCACGATGTTTGCCGCTTGGTGGATCAAGAACCATTCCGACCGAACGGCCGACAAGCAGACGCAGGAGCTTAAGGCGCACAGCGACGAGAATCGCGTGCTCACCATGAAGCAGCTGCCAGACAAGATTGCAGAGGCCACCGGCACGCACCGGCAGCTGGAAGGCTGATGTGCAGTTGCTGGGCGGATATAGGCCCCGCCCGTCGGCCACGCGGCGCGGGCAGATGGTCGACGACCCGCCCCTCGAGGCCAGCGACACGGGCCGCATGCGCGCGCTCCTCGTCCGCGAAACGCAGGACGACTGGCACGACCAGTTCGAGTTCAACAAGGAAGTCGAAGGCAAGCTGCGCACCCTGTTCGATTGGCGCCGGAACATCACCGAGCGCGAGAAGGGCTACGCCGCGAAGTCCAGCATCACGCTGCTGCTCTGGATGGTCGGCGCCCTCACAACCGCGTCGTCCGTCGTTGCTGCCGTTCTCTACCACTCCATCGAGAAGCAGCAGGACATGATCATCCAGCTACTGCAGGCGCAGCGATGAAGGCCGATCCCGTACCGCCCGACCAGTTCGCCCGCTGCAAGGAGGAGCTCGCCAAGCTCACCCGCCTGGTCGAGGAGGTCGATCGCGCGCTCGACACGGCCGAGGGCATTCCCAAGTTCGAGGCGCAGCGGGCGCTCGCCCTGTGCCGCAACGAAATCGAGACCGCCGCCATGTGGCTCGCCAAGGCGATCCGCGAGGTGCAGGCCAAGTGAACCCGCTCACGACAATCCGCCTGGCTGCAGAAGGCATCGCCCTGGTGGCCATCGCCTTCCTGTGGGCCGAGTGGCGCACCACCGCGGCCGAGCTCGCCAGCCTCAAGGCCTCTGAGACCGCCTACGCCGCCGCCCACAAGATCCAGTTGGAGACCGCCAGCCATGCCCACGACCAGGAACTGGCGCAGCTGCGTGCTGCTGCCGTTGAGCCTCTGCCTGTTGTCCGCCTGTGCCGCCAGGCAATGCACCCCGGGCCCGCGGCCCCAGCAGCTGCCAGCGCCGCCGCCCCTGGCGTTCAGCCAGTGCCTGCGGGCGATCCTCGACCAGGGCCCGACACAGGCGAGGACTACGCCCCCGTGCTCCGCGATCTTTCAGTGGCTGCCGACGCAGTCAGCGGAGCATTGAGGGAGCAGCAGGGTGTCCACTGAGACCGCGTCCCCGGCCCATAGATAGCGTAGCCGGGCAGGGGGTGTGAGACACTCGCGAAAAATGTTCCACGTGAAACAGGGACTTGCGAGCACGGCGCGGGGACTCTTAATCTCTTGGTCGTAGGTTCGATCCCTACACGGCCCACCAATTCAAGGACTTAGACGCGGGATGCTCGAAAGGTGTCCCCATGTCTCACCCCCTCGAGAGACACCTCACTTCACCGGCCGCACGGTGAGCCGGCGCGTGTAGCGGCGGGCCATCTGCCCGGCGTGGCCGAGCGTGCCCGGGGCGTCGGTCTCCGCCTTCGGCCGCAGGTCGCGGAACCGGAACCCCGCGCCAAACCGCCGGAGAGCGCTTTGCAGCCCCCAGGTCGTCCAGGGTAGGCCACGGGCCGACGTGAACACGAACTCCCCAGGGCTGCGAGCCAGCGCCGCGTCGACCACCTTGCGGAGCGTAGGCGTCCAGGCGATCAGCCGCAGCTTGCCGGTCTTGCTCTCGGTGTACTCGATGCCCGCCGCGACCACGTTCGCCCGCTGCCAGGCCATCAGGTCGGTCTGCCGGGCGCCGGTCAGGTAGGCCGTGGCGAGGATCTGGTAGAGCTGGGGGGGCGCGCGGTCGAGCGCCGGCACCAGCTCGGCGTGCTCGACATACCGGACGGCCGGCTTCTCCCGGTTCCGGCGCACGCCGTAGCAGGGATTGCTCTGCAGCCAGCCGCGGCGCATACCGAAGTTGCAGGCCGAGGAGAGCACCGCCCGCTCCCGGTTGCCGGCCGTGCCCGCGCCGGCGCGCCGCCGCTCCTCGAGGTATTGGGCGACGTGGGTCGGCTTTAGGGCGTCGAGCGGCATGTGGCCGCAGAAGGGGATCAGCCTGGTCACCACCGCCTGGCGGTACTTCGCGCGCGTGACGGCGCGGATCTCTTCGGTGCCCTCGGCCAGGTAGGCCAGCAGAACACCCGCCATCGTTCGCGGGTTGTCGGCCGTCAGCCGGTAGAAGGCCTCGAGGAGAGGGATCTCGCCCTCGGAGACTCGGGTGAGCGGGAGCCACTTCCCGCGCCGGACGAGGTAGAAGCGGCCGTGCTTTTCCCGGACGCCCGGCGGTCGGTATGGCATGCGGAGAAGTCCGGCTCGAGGGTGGAGGACGGCAAGATAGCCCGGTTGAGAGCCTCGAGGGTAGTCCAGGGAGCGCCGTCGGAGCCGACCCCGAACATGATCCCCTGGGCCTTGAGCCAGCGCCGCACGGCCGCCTTCGACTTGAGGCGCGCGATACCGGCCAGCGTCTGGAAGTCGGCGATCACGGATCCCACCGGTTGCCCTTCCGTCGGTTGGTGTCCATGTCGACGATGCGCAGGTTGCAGGCGACGTGCAGCCCGCTGACATTGCGGCCGAGTAGCGGGACGATATGGTCGACCTCGTGGCGCCTGCCGGTCGCCAGCGTGAGTCGGCGCGCTTCCGCGTACACCTGGGCGATCGCATCGACGGATGCCCACGACGGCAAACGGCGAAGCTTGCGCGCCCGGTGGCGGGTTACGTACTCAAGATTGCGCGCCGCGTAGGTAGGATCCAGCCTCCGCAATTGCTGGCGCCGCGCGTTCGTCATGTAATTGCGGGGCGCCTTTAAATAGTCGGCGAACACCTCGGCGGTGCAAATCCATCGCCGCCCGACCTTCGTGCCAGGCGCCTCCCGCGACTTCATCATGCGGCGCATGGTGTCGGGATGGCAACCGGCGAGGGCGGCGGCCTCGATCAAGGTGAGCGTCGGCGTCACACCTTCTCCCCGCCCACCCGCTTGAGGGCGTCCATGGCCGTTTTGGCAACGCCCTCTGCCATATCCATGGCACCCTTACGCCATTCAGACTGATTGATGTATTCCTCTGGCCGTGGCTGCAACTCGGTAAACCCCTTCAACGCCTCCACCGCCACCTGTAGCTTTTGCTCTGCCTGTAGGCGCAAGGTGCGTTCGGCGTCGATCTTGTTCAGCAATCCCAACGTAACGTCGTACGCCATTGTCGGGACGGGTATCCATTTGCCCCGGAAATACGCGGCTAGGGTGCCTTCAGTCGGTTGTGGCTCACTCATTGCTGCTGCCTCCCGGTGCGAGGGCTGCGCCTTGATCGCAGCCGCAGTTGCCGCAATTCACACAGTCAGCCGTGGTGGTGTAACCGTACCCGTCCGTGGCGGGCTGTATTGGACGCGGGCAAGGTGCAGTCCCCAGTGCCTCGCGCAGGCGGTCGCGTTCGGTTCGCAATACGCCAATGCTCAATAGCGCAGCCCGGATAACGAGTGATGCCTGTCGCTCTGACGCGATATTCTTCCGATCGCTCAAGCGGGATGCGCGCCTATCGTGGTCGTCTGCTATCTCAAGCAAGCGATCCTCTAAAGGTGTCATGTGCCCTCCACTGGCTTGCCACACGAACTGCATCTGTTGAAACCTATTTCGTTGTCGTCATGCTCGATGGGGCAGGTGCAATAAGGTTCGTCGTCCTCATCCCGCTCTCGCAGCTCCTGTTCCAGCCGCTCGATGGTGGCGCGGTGCTGGGCTTCCTGAGCCGCGATGGACTCAAGGGCGGCTTTAAGCGCCAGCACGGAGTTAACGTGTTCGCTCCAGTCACCCACTGACAACGTTGTTGCGGTATTGGCGAGAAGATGAAGGGACGATTCCACTCTCTCGCACAGCCCGCCACCTCCTCGGGCGTAATGTTAGTCATCGGAAGGCTCTCCCAGTTTCTGTTCGAGGTATCTGACCATTCTTCGCAATCGTTCGAGTTCAGCCTCCCCATGCGCGTGGGGAGTTTCACGCAGGCAGATAGGGCATTTACTGCTCGGCCATAGAGATTCGACTTCTTCACGCGGAGCCCGTTGGATGCCTGAGATCCCGCCCGTATATCGGTCGCGCTCTTGCGGGAACGAAACGACTCGAATCTTCAGTGGGCGACGAGCCAAGTACCACACGCAGCGGTCGCCAGATTCAAACCAGCCATCCTCACTCCGGTACTCATGCACCTCCTCGGGCGTAGGCGCGGTCATGGCCCGTACCTCATGCTGTGACTGAACGAACTGATCCCGCAGCGGGTGCAGACCGTGGTTTGCAGGCACCCACCTTCCGGGTACTCAATCGTCTCCCAGCCTTGGAAGTCATGCGAGCGTGGATCTTCGAAAGGCTCGCAGGTTTTACCCTGCTGAGCCTCCCGTACTCCACACGCGATAGCAGTTATGCCGTCAGGTGCTTGATCGCCCACATCACGGCCTCCTCTGTCTTGGTGCCAGCAAGCGACAGTTCCCGGCTCTTGCCGAGGCTGTTGATCAGTTCGTGGAGTTCAAGGCCCTTGTCCTTAATCGCCTGCATTTGCAGCTTTTCCGCGTCGCTGAGCACGCGATACTGGTGCCGCATCGTGTTGTTCACAGTGCGGGCATCGCTCGTCGAATCTACGTGGGTCATCATCGTCTCCTTGGTTGGTGGATCACTCATCAGAATCCTCCCCGCGCACGGCGGCAGATTGGGTGGCACCACAGCGCCCACACTGACCGTGCGTCCAGTCATGGTCGCCGGGCGGAAGATCGTACGGCTTGCACTCCCCCTCCTTGGTTGATTCAGCGGCGCGGGCGGAGTCGATGGCGGCGTCAGTGGCGGCGTCAGCGTGTTCAGAATTCCACGCACTGAAAGACCCGTTGAATATCGCAATGAACGGCTTACCGTCATGCGGGTCAACATGGTCCCGCAGCCACCTATACCTCGCTGCATCCGCCACCAGCGCGGCCACCAGTTGATCGACGCGGGCGCGGGACTCGTGAACAAGCCTCGCACCACCGTCAGCGTTCTGTTCCACATCGTCTATCAGCGCATCCACAGCGGAGGCGAGTTCGGAGAGGGTGTTCATGGCGCAGTTACCCGCATGAACAGAAACGATGCGGCAGTACCCATCACTGGTGCTATCCATATGTTTGGCGAGTTAGCGGCTTTCAGGGAAAGAAACACAATCACCCCGATAGCCCAGCCAATGCACAAAGCAAACACTATTCTGGTAGTCACAATCCCTCATCCTTCCCGGCATACACCGCGTACAGCAGTGCAGCCAGAGCTGTTAAACACACGATTGAAAACATATGGCGCGGATACTTCATGCACAGGCACATCCCAGTGATGGCGATCAGTGCGCCTTTGTCGCCTACTCGCATGACTCACACACAGGACGGCGTATCCACTGCAAGAACTCCGGCGGCGCCTCGTACTCGTAGCCCAGAGCGCGCGAGGCCTCGGCCTCGTTGAGGCGAACGCACGCAGGGCAATACTCCGGTGGGCGACCGATGGTCGACGTCCGCTCAAAGTCGCAGCTGCAGCGGGCGCAGGTCACCAGTCCGTCTCCTCTTCGGGCATGTCTAGCACGACGCCGCGCTCGGCCATGAAGCGCACGATTGCCTCGATGTGATCCGTCATCTCCTGCTTGCTGAGCGACGAGCTGCGGCGCGCTGGCGTGTGACGCTTCTTGCCGAACACGTCGCGCACATCGCTCCCGAAGCTGCGAATCAGGAAATACTCGTGCAGGTCGTCGCGCTCCCAGCCGGCCATCGCTTCGCCGCCCTTGTCGATGATCTGCTGGTAGAGCGACCACAGGAGCCTGTTCTGCGCATCGCTGCGCCGCGGCTTGTGCTGCACAATTTCCACCCGCCACGCGCTATCCAATGGCAACGCCGCCAGGTTGCGCGTGATCTTCGCGAGCAGCTGGTCGCGCGGCATCGCCTTGGGCAGGACGTACTCCTGCGTCATTCCTGGCCCTCTGGCCGGAAGTGATTCAGCGTCTCGCGAAACTTCGCCTTCGAAATGATCTTGTCGGCAGCCAGCTTGTCGAGCACGGCGGTGTAGACCTCGGGGAACTTGTTGAGCTCGTCGGCGATCGCGCGGATGCCGTCGGCGATCTCGTACTCGTCCTTGTCCTGGTTCATGGTGTCGACCACCTGGCCGACCCACTTACCGATGACGTCGTTCGGCACCTGGCTGGTATCTGGGCGCCCTGAGCGATCACCTTGCGGCGTAGTGGCCTCCACGATGCGGCCGGCCTCGTCCTCGTCGAAGATCCCGACGAACCCGAAGGCGAGGCGCGCGCACTGGATCATGGCCTTGTGGCGAAGCATGCGGCGCGGGTGCGACTTCCAAGGGCCGACGCCGGGACGCGCGACCTCCGCGAAGTATTCGCGCACCTTGATCGGGTGGCTGCGATCTTTGCGGTACATCACGCACTCGATCCACTCAGGGAGCCCGGAGCCATCGAGCGGCCCGTCGACGAACTCCATACCGTCGAAGTTCTGGTCGCTGTTGATGATGCGCGACCAGCCGTCGACGCCGACCACCGGCACAATGCCGTTGCGCGTGTCTGGAAAAGCGTAAATCTCTTTCGTGAAGGGGTTGAGCTGGTACTGGTCGGCCACGACCAGGAGCGCGACCATCTGCTCGTCGGTGACGTTGCCCTTGAAGGCCGTCGCCTTGAGCGTGTCGAGCATCTTCGCGGGGTCGACGTTGTAGCGGGCGGCGATCTTCTGCAGGATCGACACGCGGCGCGGCGCCTGCATGGGGGCAGGGGCCGCAGTGGCAAGGCTGTTGTTCATCTCAGGAACCTCTCGGAGTAGGGGTCGCGGTTGCAACGGGATGACGGCGGCGGGAGCGTGCCCGCGCGTCGCTTGTTCTTTCGGTAGGTGTCGGTCAGTTTGCGCACCACAGCCACCAGCAGCAGGAAGCCGAGCAGCGACACGCAGCCGATCAGGCCAATGCGGTCGAGGTCGTCGGGCTTCATGCGCTCACCTGCTGCTGAGCGTCGAGGGACTTGAGGAATTCGTTGGCCGCTACCCAGCGCTTTCGTGCGCGCTCGGCCATCTCTTTCGTGAGTTTCAGGTGGTCTTCGAGCGCCAACATCTGGCCGAAGGCAACGGACGCCTCGGTGCTCGCTTCGATGATGTGGCGCACCTTTTCCTCGGGAATGCTCATGCGGCCCCCTGCAGTTCACGCAACACGTCCCGCCGTGCACGCAGCTCAGTGAGAGCGAGCAGCAGGTCGAGCATCTGCTCGTTCGGTATGAACAGCGGCTGCTCGTACAGGTGGGCGATCTTCACCTTGTCACGCAGGTTGGTGAAGCTCTCGTCAGTAATGGGGCCGTTCATTAGCGGTCACTCTCGTGGTCTTCGATCGCGAGCGTGATCTGCAGCCGCTCATCCCAGGCCTGCGCGTGGCAGCCGAAGATCTCGGTGTCGCCGATCTTCACGCTGCGCAGCTCGACCGTGGCGTACTCGGCCGGATCGCTTTCGGTCTGCGCCATGAACTTGCCGTCCATGTCGTAGGTCGCGGAGATCTCGATCCCGTCGACCTCCATGTCGAACAGGTGGGCGCCGCGCCGCGGCTGCTTCGCAGGCTTCGCGGCAATGGCGTCGAGGAGGCCGAAGGTGGCGGCGCTCATGCCGCCACCTTCGGCGCCCGGCTGGTCAGGCCGAACTCGCCCTTGCGGTGGCCGTCCAGGAACTCGAAGCGGTAGAAGGTGCCGCCGTAGAGCTGCACGACTTCGCCGGTGAAGCGGATCTTGGAGCCGTTCCAGTAGCTGATCGCTGAGTCGCTGTTCATGCTGCCTCCTGCGTGAGAGCGAAGGGCGCGCGGGTCTTGGTGAATCCGACCGTCGCGCGCAGCTCCTGCATCGCGACCGCGAGCACTTCTTCGGTGAGGGTCTTGGTGCCGGCGATCTTCGCCAGGGCGCGGGCCGCGTCGTTCGCGGGGTACCACTTCACGACGCCGTACACTTCCCGCCTAGTCAGTTCGAGGTGGAGGCCGCTCACGCTGAGAGCCTCTCGTAGGTGGCCCAGCACTCGTACCGAACGATGCCCGGGCCGCCGTAGCAGGGCCCGGCGAATCCCTCGACGATCGGCTGCCCGGCGATCTCTTCGCGGAACTGGATGCCGTTGGCGCTCTGCGCCTTCTGCAGCTTTCCGTCCCACTTCCCGCCGCGAACCTCTAGGGCCGCGAGCAGGTTCTCGATGTTGCCCTCGGTGGCCAGCATCCCGCCGGGTACGCCCTCCACGCTCTGGACGATTACGAACTTGGTGGCTTGCATCTCTGTATCTCCTTTCGCTTCGGAGACAGATTAACCCCAGTTACGGTGCGTGTCAACTGTGGTTAAGCACGAGGCAAAAGGCTAGCCCGCAGCAACAACGCGGGATTTTTCAGGGCATCAAGTAGGCGACGTACACGGCTGCCAGTACGAACACTGACACGGCTGCGGTGGGCCACCAGTAGGAGCGCGTCCAGCCGGCGCGCTCGCCGATCCACTGGGCGCCTAGGGCGAAGAGGGCGAAGGCCACCGCTAGGCTCACGGGCACGGCCAGGATGAGCAGTAACGTCTTCACGTCTCGTCCTGCTCCGCGTGCGCGGCGTCGCGCTTCTTCGCGCGTACAGCCTCTTCCGAGCTCCATTTCGCGTACCGGTCGCTCGAGGCAGCGGCGAGGGTGGAGATCAGCCCCCGGATCTGGAACTGGATGTCCTTGGGAAGGCGCCCGTACTGGCGCAGGAGGTCAAGCCGGGCCTCGCTGATGCCGGCGAGCTCGTCGGTGATCTTCGGCTGCGCATGCCCGTGGCCGGTGGCCAGCCATTTCGGGTCAACCCGGCACAGTTCGGCCAGCCTGAATACGTTTTCAGCCTTCATGTTCGCCGAGTCTCCCGACAGCAGCTTGGAGACCGCCGCGGGGGAGATGTGCAACTCCTTGGCGGCCCGTGCCTGAGAGACCTTGGCGCGCTCCAAGGATTGGCGAATGCGTTCCGAGAGCGTGCTCATGTGGAGCGAGGTTAACTCCCGCATGCGTGAGCACACTTGCATTTGCCCGTTGAGTGCAGTTAATCTCAGCGACATATGCTGACCAAAGACGCAATCGCGCACTTCGACGGCGCTGCCAATGTCGCTCGAGCACTCGACGTTTCCCCGGCCGCAATCTCGAAGTGGGGCTCGATAGTCCCGCTCGAATCGGCCCTCGCGATCGAGATCATCACGCACCGCAAGCTCCTGGTGGATCGCTCGAAGTATCCACGAATCGCGCACGCGCTCAACGTCGCGGAGTCTTCGCGGGGCGCTGCATGAGCCTTGAGCTGATCGACTTCCGCGGGAAGATCACACCCGAAACGAATGCCTGGCTCGAGGCTGAGTCGCGCACGACAGGCCGCGTGAAGCAGGAAATCTTGCGCGATGCGGTTCATGTGATTGCGCTGGCAAAGATCCATGCTGCCAAGGTACTCACAGCCCTTGCCCCGGTGGAGGGATTCAGCGGGGCAGGCCGGGGCAGGTTGTCAAAATGACCCCTGCCGACCTCGCCCGCGCCCCTGTGGCCGAGCCACAGCCCACCAGAACCGAGCAGCAGTTGCGGGCCGACGATGCCTGGCACCGCGCCGCATTCGCCCCCAGTCCCGAGCTGCAGGCCCTGTGGATGGGGCGCCTGAACGAATTGAAGGGGGCTTCGGCGTGAGAACTCTTCGCCTGCAGTCCCCCGATCAACAGCACAACACGATCGCACCCGTCTGCTTGGTGCGGAATCGAACACGGGGAGGGGTGGCCTGATGCGCGCCCGCAGTCTCAAGCCTGGCCTGTTCAAGAACGAACTGCTCGGCACATCCGACCCGATCAACACGGTGATCTTCGAGGGCCTCTGGTGCATGGCTGACCGGGCTGGCCGCATCGAGGACAGGCCTCTGCGGATCCATGCAGAGGTCAACCCGTACCGGCCTAGTGCTAGCACCGTGCAAGCACTGTGCTGGTTAGTGCAGGCCGGATTCGTCATCCGCTACGAGGTCGACGGCGTCCAACTGTTGCAGATTTGCAACTTCCTCAAGCACCAGCAGCCGCACATCCGAGAGCCCGCTTCGAAGTTCCCGGGCCCACCAGATCAACAAGTTGTAGAAGCACAGGGCAAGGCCAGTGCTGCACACCTACCTAGCACCAACCTAGCCGCTCTGACTCCTGACTCCCCTTTCCCCTTTCCTGACTGCCTAGCGGGAGAGAGGCGGCTAGCGCCGCCCACCCACGCACCTGGGCCAGAAGGCGACCGGGACACCGGGGCTGCCGCTCCGCTCGAGCTCGTCAGCCAGCAGCCAGCGAAGCCGAAGACCACCACCCGCGGCACACGCATCCCGCCCGACTTCGCCCTCACGCCCGAACGCCGTGAATTCGCCAGCAGCCTGAGCCTGCACCCGCTCGAGACCTTCGCGAAGTTCGTGGACTTCTGGCGAGCGAAGGCCGGCGCCGATGCGGTCAAGGTCGACTGGGAGGCCACCTGGCGCAACTGGTGCCGCAACGAGACCGCACGTCCGGCGAGGTTCAACGGCGCTCGCCCGCCCGGCGCACCAGCGCGCCGCCTTCGCACTGCCGACGAAATCGAAGCCGAGGAGCGTGCCCGTGCACTCCAGTGACCGCGAAGAGTTCGACCAGCACCTGAGCGTGCTGTGCGCAGGGTTCAACGTGCCGATCGGCGATCGCTCGGCCGCCTACTGGGCAGGTCTGTCGAAGATGGAACTCGCCACCTTCGCGCGCGTCGTCGAGCACGCTCTGGGCGAGGACGGGCCCGACAAGATCCCGACCACGAAACAGTGCTGGGGGATCGCGAAGTCGTTCCGCAATCGCTTCACGCCCTCAGCCGAGCCCGAGCGCCCCGCGTGGAGCGGCGATCGCTGGGACGTGCAGGCGAACCTCAAGATGCTCGACCACATCCGCAAGCGGCCCCGCAGGTACGCGCCAGACAGCGGCTACGACGCGAACACGCGCCAAGTGACAGCGGGCCCTATCTCGCACGAGATCGCCGCCCTGATCGTGTCGTTCAAGCGCTCGTTCTGCGAGGACATGCGCCAGGACAACGCAGGCAACGCCCAAGCACGACTCGCGTGGACGGATTGCCTGGCGAGGATGGAGACCGAAATCGACCGCGTCCTCGCGCGTGCGCGCGTTGCGGCCGCGGCATAACCACAAACCGAGAAGGGGATCACACATGGATTTTTCTGATGCACTGAAGGCGATCAAAGCCGGCGCGCGTGTGCAGCGCTCGG